GTTCAATGACGGTTCGTAAGAACGGTAATACGAGTAATGACTTTACTCTGGGATCGTTGAACACTAGAGGCGGTACGGCGAACAACTATGCCAACCGAATAGCTATCTCAGGACAGAACGCCGTCAACCAGCTTCTTGACGACGTCTTGTGGCGGAGCGATCCTACTAGCGTTCCGTGGGTAGGAGACATACGTTGCTACCCTCGTATGCCAAACGCTAATGTTTCAGTACAATTCTCTAGCGGTCCTTACACCTGGACCTTTGGAGGTACTAACACCTATAACAGTCGGGCAGCCAGCTCTATCCACTTTCATCCCTTTGTGGTTCCTGCCTCTCTGGTGAATCCCGTTACATCAGTAGCTGCAGCCTGGTTTGGATCTACTACAGGCGGCGTCCATGTGAATATGGCTATCTACGATAACACGGGCGCGGGAGGTTCTCCAGGAAACTTAGTAGCAGCGACTACTCAAGTGCTCAGTCCATCAAACCCTCAGACCTTCACCTTCCCCAGTCCTCCTACTCTTACAGTTGGAGGTACTTACTGGATAGCTCAGAATTCTGATGGTGCGTTAAACTGGTCTGCTACGACCGGTGCAGGCAGTGTTGGCTATTCTCTGGCTTATACTTATGCAGCTGGAGCTTTCCCTTCTACAGCAGCAGGTGCTGCCTCATATGCTTCTAACGAGCCTATCTGGCTACAGATAACAGCTGGTGCTCAGAACTGGTTTCTAGTTAGCGAGCCCCAGCAGGACGCCTTGACAAGCTATGTATTCGACAATACTGTAGGTCATGCAGATTTCTATAACATAGGGCCGATCTCTATCACGCCTACAAGTACAATCTGCGTCACTACCAGAGGGCTCATGCAGAAAAGCGACGCCGGTTTTCGGCAAGGAGCCGTACAGATGAAGAGCGGGTCGACTACAGTAGTCTCCCCAACACTAAACCTCTCGACAGGGTTTGGATATGCATATCGAACAGATCTGACGGATCCCAATACGGGAGCAGCGTGGACTTCTACTGCAGTCAACGCAATACAGATAGGCCCAACAGTCATCAGTTAGGATTATTCACGATGCAAGCATTTGGCGATGGGTTTGATCTGTATACGGTCTTTCTTGATACGAACGGGTATTGGGAAGGTGTATCAGCTAACAACTTCTCTCTTCAGGCTGGTAGGTTTACTGGAGGTCAGTCTCTACAGTTCCAGACCGGCGCGGCTATCTTCATGGCGAAAACCTCAGGAGCGAACGATGCTGTTCATCACATTGTTGTGTCCTTTATGCAGACACAGGCTATATCAGGTACAACGTTAGGCGGCTACATCCAGCTTGCGGATGGGGCTACGAACCAATGCGCCATAGTATTTCGTACCGATGGCGCGATCCTACTTCAATCTGGTACTGTAGGCGGGACGACTCTAGCTACCTATACGGGTGCTTTTCCTTTCGCTAGTACGTGGTACGCCTTCGAGTTTGAGGTAGTAATCAACAATACGACCGGATCATTCACGGTTAGAACAAACGGCAGTCCTAGTAACAGCTTTACCGCAACAGGCCTTAATACCAGGGGTGGCACTACAAACAACTACGCCAACAGGATAGGTATTGGAGCTAACTCCTTTGTATCAACCTGGCTCCTCGATGACTTCCTGTGGCGGAGCGATCCCACTAGCGTTCCCTGGGTAGGGGACATCCGCTGCTATACAAGGATGCCCGGTACTGACATTAGTACACAGTTCGCAAGAGGTCAGGGATCGTACAACGTCGTTCTTCAGGCAAGTGCAGTTAATGCAGGCAGTACGACGGCTAACATACTGTACTTCACTCCTTTCGTCTGTCCATCAGGTACTACTGGCTCTATCGCATCTCTGGGTATCAACCTGAATACTGGCTATACAGGCCATGTGAACATGGCTATCTACGATGCTACAGGAACTGGAGGTGCTCCTGGCAACTTAGTCACTAACGGTACGGCTACTGCCATAACTACCCCAATAACAAACAGTCTTGTATTTACTTTTGCCACACCTCCTGTTCTAACTCGAGGATCAACTTACTGGGCAGCTCTCAACGGTGACGTATCAATCCAGTGGCTAGGTCCACCTAACGTCACCAACATGTACTCTATGTCACAGTCTTATGCCAGTGGCTTCCCCTCTTCTGCCTCGTCTGCAACTGCTTTAGCAGCCCATAACGGGATGGGTAATCTGAACATGAATGCAGTACCCTTGAACTCGACGTTAGTCGGTGAGGCTCATCAGGATGGTGCTACTACCTACGTGTTCGATTCGACAGTGAATGACGCTGACTTCTATGGCTTCCCTGCGCTAAGTGGCGTAGTCCCACCTACCTCTGTTATCTGCATAGGCGTAAGAGGCTACATGCAGAAGAGTGATGCAGGAGCTCGTACAGCTGCCATGCAGCTTAAGAGCGGAGCCACGACAGTAGCCACCCCGACGCTGTCCCTCTCTACTAACTGGCTCTGGACAGGCAGCTACTATCTGAACGATCCTAACACATCTGCTGCGTGGACAACTACGGCTGTTAACAATGCCCAGATTGGGCCGCTAGTTGTCTCATGAGCCGGCCAGTTTAATTGCCCACAACATATAACCCCTCTGACCTATCGGGCGTTACTCTTACTGGTAGTAACCTTATTGCTACTTGTAGTGTCGCTGGTGGTGCCGTTCGGGCGGTTGACGGCCTTACTACTGGCAAGTATTACTGGGAAGTTACATTCCCCGTAGCCGGGAACTCACAGACAGGTCTGGCTAACGCTACTGCAACTCTACCTGGTCTGGGATCTACAAACCCCCTTAGATGCGCTGTTCTCAATACTAGCGGTCAGATATTCGTAAACGGCGTATATGCCGGCCTTAATGCAGGCTCTATCAGTAGTGGTAGTCTTATCTGCATTGCGGCAGATCTAGGCGCTGAGTTAATCTGGTTTCGTGTTGGGGCTGCAGGTAATTGGAACGGCGTAGCTGCAAATAATCCGGCTACTGGAGTCGGCGGCGCTTCCTTCAATGCTATGGGAGGTCCTCCAGGGTTTGCCGTCTACCCGATCTCCATGTTCTCGTCTACGACTCAACAGCACACTGCTAACTTCGGTGCTACAGCATTTACTGGTACAGTACCATCAGGTTTTACTAGCGGATGGCCATCTGGCTCTGGAGCTGGTACAAGCGCGACTATTCTTACCCAGGCATCTATCGAAGAGTGGGGCGCATCAGTACCTGCAGTCCGACTTACGCAGGCTAGCATTGAAGAGTGGGGTCCTCCTCCGGCTCCTATAGTCAACGTTACTCAGGTCAGCATAGAAGAGTGGGGCCCTGTTCTAGGTGTCCAGTACAGAGGGACAACTACAGGCCCAACAACATCTGCCACAACTAACGTCATTACTCTACCTGGAGGGTCTCTCGGCGACCTGACCATTGTTAGCTTCAGTCAGATACAGACTGGGGCTGGCGCTTTACTTACAGTAACACCTCCTGTTGGCTGGACTACGATCTTCAACGTAAACGGTCAAGGAGCTATCTATCGACTTGCGCAAAGCGGTGATCCTACATCCATCACACTAACCTCTAGTACAGCTACCGCATGGGGTACGATAGCTACCAGATACTTCAATGTCGACCAGACTACTCCAGTCGATGTTAGCAACGGCTGTCTAGCGGCAACGCCTAGTGTCAGTAACCCCTCTGCTGCAGGTTACTATAACGCACCGTCAGTAGCTCCCAAGTACCCCAACGACTTCCTGGTTGGGATCTGGCTAAGCAGTGCTGCTTTCTCAGGAGCCTCTCCTACTCTACCTACAGGGTTCAACCAGAGGGTAGTATTAAACAGTAGTGGTGGGTGCGTTGTTGTAGCTGACAAGCAACTGAGCGGGACCAGCCGAACAGGGAACCAGATAGCTACCTGGAACGTAGCTACAAATAACATCAACGTAGGCATTCAGGTAGCACTGAAATACGCTCCTGATTCAGCCGTAGCGTCGTTGAGCGCTCCTGCTACGTGGGGTGCAGCTTACGGTACTACGGGGAACGTCGCTAGCACTACGATCCCGCTAAGCAAGCTAGGTGCTCAGAACGGTGACCTAGTCTGCATATTCGCCTCTGCCACAACGGTAACTATCACTACGCCTACAGGTTATACTCGATCGGCCTTGGTGAATAACAACTACTGCTTCACCAAAGTCTATGCCACTAGCGATCCAGATCCGGTACTTACCAACTCGGGTACTAACTGGACTACGACATCTACCGTTTGCATTCGGGCGATCGGTACTGCAGGTGTCACTCTAGATCAGGTACTGACAGCTGCAGGTACTGGAGCGTCATCCCCCTTCACTGCTACGCTAGCTCCTGCTACTCCATCCAGTGTAAACAACTATGTTCTAGTCGGTTACCAGAGTTCCAGCAGTAGCGGCAATACGTTCTCAACTACTCCTGCCAATCTGCAGCAACAGATCGTCTGTACCTTCGGTGCTTCGATCTGGCTAGGTGATGCTCAGCCCGTCTCAGTTCCTACTCCCACCTACGTAGGTACGTGTACTGCAGGTACCTCGTCTTTATTCGGTGGCATCGAAGTAATTGTAACTGTACCGTCTGGCTACACCGACATCCGCGCTCGCGTTAGCGCCGCCGCTAAGGGCCGAGGGGCTGTTACAGTTGCATCTGCCTACACAGATGTACTTGCCAGAGTCCAGGCAAGCAGTCAGGCTCGGTTTGGTGGAGTCTTAGTATCTGGCACTCAAGAACAGGTCACACAGGTTGGTGTTGAGCATTGGGCTAGAGGCCTACCGTATGACATAGTCACGCAGATCGCTGTTGAGCAGTTCATCACAGTCGGGCCGCCTCTGGAGCAAGTTACTCAGGTGGCGTTGGAGCACTGGGCAACTCTTTCGGCAATTGGTACTTATCAGGTCGTTACACAGGTAGCGTTGGAGCACTGGGTACGGATAGACGTCTCAGTTGTGACAGACGGTTGGTTATGGGTCCTAACTTGACATGACCCTCTCAGGTAGCCCTACAGGTATGTTTCCTCCCCAGTAGGGTTACAGTAGGCCCGGCTACCTCCTGGGCCTATAGACGTGCTACAACTAAAGGGGAGCTCGGGTCAGATCTGAGCTCCCCTCTTTTTCCTCTTATGCTATGCTACGCTACACTACGGTGAGACGTCATGACGATCAAGTTCTGAAGGTGGCAGAGGGCCCCATACAGCCTCGGGGTCATAGTCAGCCCAGTCTTCGTCTGCCCGATCTCTGTCAACACCCTGATAACTGTCGGCCGTTCCCATTCCATCTCCGGGTGGAGGCACGATCGGCTTACGTACCAATAGTTCAAGGTCGCGACGGCTAGTTCTGATCGCATCAAGCACGGCGGTGCTTGGGATCCACCATTCGTCAGCATGATTGTCGGGAGGAACATAGTCATAGGGAAACTCCTTCGGATTGCGGTATATGTTCCAGCGGCGTCCTACATCTGCCTCTGCTAGGAAGGGTATCTCAGTTAGTCCCCATTCTGGGGCGATAGACTCCATGCACCGAGTGATCACGTACTTAGCGAAGGCAATCAGCTCTGGGATGTCTGGACACTCGAACATGACTTCATCATGTACCTCATTACACGGGTACACGCCATAAGGGCGGAGCAGAGGTGCAGCTTTCATGCCGCCATGCAGACAGATGTCGTGGGACATCGACTGGTGAGGAAAGTTTGATGCCTCGTTCTGCAGGCTCGCAACATTTTCTCTGGTCACCAACCAATGGCGCTTACGACGACCAAACATGGTTACTAGGTTCTGTCCTTTGATAGGTGCGTTACGGCACTTCGCCATAAACGTCCACGCCTTAGGGGACCTATTAGCCCACTTGTCGATAAACGACTGAGCCATAGGTAGGGAGATCTTGAACTCCTCGGCTATGCTTGGCGCCTGTCGTCCATACACGATGCCGAAGTTAACTGCCTTCGCTCGGATTATTTGCTCGTACCCTTCGTAGGTCTTATCTCGTCCTCGGGACATCCACCCTGGATAGAACTCTTCTGCTGTCTCCCAGTGCAGCTTTCTCTTTGATCCGGGTGCATATACTCCAAGCAAGTAATCATCTCCTGAGAGGATCGCCAGCGAGCGAAGTTCCGCTTGGTTGAGATCTGCTTTGATGAATACATGGCCCGGTGGAGCCATATACATCCCCCGGATACTGGTGCCCCTGGGGATATTCTGCATATTGGGTCCGCGACTGGAGAGCCTTCCTGTACGGGTACCATGAATAAGAAACGTAGGGTGCACACGACCATCGACATTTACGTTCCTCTCTAGCGAGGTCACATAGGTACTCTTTGCCTTAGCAGCCTTGCGAAACTCTAACAGAGCTAGTACTGCAGGATGCCTAGGCAGTTCATCAAGCACTTCCCGTCGAGTACTTCTATCATTGGGTCTGGGCGGCTTAAGCTTCAGCCTATCCCAGAAGAGATGTGCAAGCTGCTTAGGACTGTTTGGGTTAATCTCGCCAATTAAGCCCGAGTTCTTTGCGACTTGTTGCATCTGAATATAGGCATGATCGATCTCACGCTGCAGAACCTTCGATTGGTGCGCCACCCGATTCTGACATACCATCAAGCCACGCGTCTCGACTTGATATAGGAACTCGCTCGCCGGCATCAAGGTTTTGGTATAGAGCTTTTCCATGTTAGCGTCAGCAGCCACTCGAGGTCGTAGGACTCCGAAGATCTGGAGGGTATTGCTTGTATCGAGTGCAAGGTAATGGTGGAGGATGTGCCTAGGAATAACTCTGAAGCTAGTCTTACGATTGGGCAGCCAAGGTTTGAGCATATGTTTGTAGTCGGGAGCGCCGAGGAGATCGTTCCCGATTTGCTCAAGATCGTGGATTCCACCTTGCTCGTCAACTGTGTAAGACATGAGCATTGTGTCTTCATCGCACCTAGCCTCCGGCCCTACTTCACGCCTCATGAACCTCATATCGAACTTACCGTTGTGCCAGATGAATCTAGGATGGGGATGTTGGAACAACGGTAGCAGATATCTGGTGAGCTCACCTGGAACGATGTAGACTAGCTCGGGACTGACACATAAGCCCACAGCTAGTACTTCATCTGTCAGGTGATTAAAGCCTCCTGTCTCAGTATCGCACGCGATAAAGTCGTTGGATTTCAATAGGTTACACAGCTGGGATATTTGAAACTTGTTCCTCAGTACTAGCCACCTTGGCGTTACTTCTCGTTTCCGGGGTCCACCTGCCAATAATGATGAGGCGTAGCGAATGTCCTCTTTGAACAGTCGATAGTTTCCAGTACCCCTCAGAAGGGCTGCCGGGTGGATGACAGGTAGCAAGCCATTCGATGCTAGGTCGCTTGATAAGAGCTGCCCACGTATTTGCGTGATCTTGTAACCATAACTCCCAGTCAGCGAGCGTAATGCAAAGTTCCCCAAGGACACAACTAAACGGCGGGGGAATTGTAACACCTGACTCCTTAATCGCATGGAGCAGGCTTGAGTTGCTCTTAGGACGGTGGCGAGTCTTTTCTGTGTATCCTTCTCCTGTGGAGGGAGGCACTGACAAGCATTTAGAATAAGCACGTCGTCCGCGTCGCATGTTGGCATCTCCCTTGCTAGAGTCTTCCAGAATACCTCTCCGCTGGGACCGACTAGAGGTATTCTATGCTGGATCTCCTGGATACCTGGAGCTTCTCCTACGAACACTATCGGCGCCTGTGGGTTTCCTCGTGAGCCTACTTTTGGTCCACCATACGGGCAGTTAGGGCACGGTAGCAATTCGCTAGGATACTTGAGCTCCGGTCCGGCCAGCCTCATGTCGTTCCCTCCACTTTGCTGTTTTACACCAACCTACCTTGTTGTTCTGCTGCTGCTTCGGAGTAGCCCACCTAACGTTTTCGGGCTCATAGTTACCGTTGTTATCGACTCTGTCTAGCGATAGACCTAGTCGAGGTCTAAGTCCTACATCCTCCATGAACAGCTCGAAAGAAGCCTCCCACGGAGGGTGCATTTTGATTCCTCTACCTCCATAGTTCTTGTAGCTCGGGTTGTTAGGGTTGTTACATCTTTGCCTGATTCCGTTCCAGGCTCTTTTCAGACTGACTATCCTTACTCGATCGGCATCACTCACATCGTCATCCCACAACACAGGTTCCTCCACCTGTTTCTTCCACCCGAAGACGCGTTTCATTTTGAGTCTCTAACAGACAGTAGAGGTTACAGTAGCTGTTTGCCTGGTACTCTTTCGAGCATAGTCCACGTTCTAACCAGTGAGAGATTGGCAATTGTCTCAGGGTAGATATGGCTCGTGGCGTTCTCCCACCAATCACTTCTGGGGACGTGAGTCTTCTGTAGTTTGCTGATCATCTGTCTGTGTTGACCCATTCGTAAGGGCACAGCTGAGTCAATCCCCATTACTCCTGGCAGTCTGCAGCATGTTAGATCGTCTTCCATGTCATCGCTGAACCCTAGCAGGTGGATGAACGGACCGTGACGGCGATACGCTAAGTGCATATCGAAGTCGTCCCAGATCCACCTGGTGAATTCTTGGCGACTCCCTAGGAGCTCTGTGATGTGTCTAGGGATACCCCAACAGCCTACGCCTTCGATGTACTTCAGTTCTTGGGCACTCTTCTGCAGCTCGGCCATAGTGGTACCTTGTGGTACTGCCATGTACATCGTCTTGCTGAAGTCAATAAACTCCCTGTACTGCTCTGCAGCCATGAACGATAGCTCGAGGGTTTGGTCGAACTCACGTATCATGTCAGGCAGGACCACTACTTGGGACGGGACTATCTCCAAAGCCCTACGCATCGTTCGAGCATCAACAGGATGGCCAAGCTCAATGATGGAGTTATCCATAATAGTGAAGGAACCCGGCGGTAGTAGATCCTTATACAGATGGGGATGAATAACGACATCGTGAGCAAGAAGAAGATGGTATCGTCCAACGACATGCTCACCCATCTCCCGAAGTGCGCGCAGTACTTGAGGTGGTGCTACAGGTGCAAACTGGGCCATTGTGTTCAGATTAGCTCCTTCTCCATAGCAAGCCATTCCGGCATCGTCATCACCTTAGCCCTGTCGTCCCACTCGCACTGACTTTTAGGCAGCCAGACTTCCTTGTTGCCATCGTAGAAGTGATATGCCTTCTCTGTCTCGAAGGGGGAACATAGCTCACCAGAGATGTCTACAAGCTCACGGTGACTGGCCATCGGTTGTCACCTCCTTGAGCGATTGATGATACTGAAGAACTCCGATCTCGCCTGGGGCACATCGCGAAATACCCCACGCACGCAGGAGGTAGTGGAAATTATCTCGGGTGTGTTGATACCGCGGCACGCCATGCAGGTGTGCATCGAATCGATCACGCAGATGACCCCTTTGGCGCGGGTATGAGTGTTGAGTGTATCCGCTATCGTCTCGCATATACGCTCCTGCATACTAGGCTTGCTTAACGCAATTGCGTCAACCAGGCGCGCCAGTTTTGAGAGGCCTACGACCTTCCCATCTGGGATGTATCCGAGGAAGGCAGATCCTGTAGCAGGGAGTAGGTGATGCTCGCACATCATCCTAAACGGGATGTTAGATTGAACGACTAGACCGTGTATGCCCTCAGCTAGCGGACCGTCGAATAGGTCGCCCAGAACCTCAGTAGCATCGCACGGCTGATTGAACTCTAACAAGTACCGAAGTACTCGGCTGGGAGTTTTAGCGTACGCCTCTGGAGATAGGTTAGGACCGTATACGTACTCTAACAAGTACCTGATGTGTATCTCGGGATCGTAGTATTCAATCCTGCCGTTATTGTCGTCCGTTACTCTGTAGTCGTCCATGGTTGTTACTTCCCCTTCATGTTTCCCCAGAGCATTGCGTGTAGCTGCGGAAGAACCGTTGCATCTACTAGATCGGGATCTCCCAGAACTGTATCCACAAGCCACTTGTAGCGTCCCATAATGTCCTGTGTCATGAGGAAGGCCGATCGGTTGCTGCCGTAGACTAGAGTACCACACGAGATATAGAACGGCACACCTACATAGCGCATGTGGATGTGCTTGGCGAACTCAAGATCAGCCTCGTCAAATACAACTACCTTGAAAACAACCTTTTTGTACAATTCGGCGTACTTATCCAGAATTGCGTAGTCTGTTCTGCTCGTCATTCCAGAGGAGGGAGCCTTAGGCGAGCAGGTAATCAGATCACAGGGGAGTAGCCAGGAGTTAAAGAATGCCCCCTGAGTCTCTACTGCTACCTTCAGTTGGAGATCTCTGCTCAGTGTTAGGACTAGCCCCTTGAGATCCCAGTGTAGCGGATCACCGCCACTCAGAGTAACCCACTTAGCTGTGTCGCTACTGCCTAGTAGGTTGATTTGGTCTATGATCTCTTCTTCGTCCATCCTCTTGGCAGTAGCGTGTATGATGTCTGGGTCCACAGCGTGCATGCTATCGCACCAGGAGCATCGATAGGAGCATCCTGCAAATCGGATGAAGTGACTGGTTTGGCCGATGAGCGCACCCTCTCCCTGAATTGTAGGACCGAATATCTCGGACACCATAATCTTCTCAGGCATTGGCTGATACCTCCACAGTGGCGTGGGAAGGGAAAATTGCCACACTATTAGGCGTCTCCCATACATAGAGTCGTGCTAGCCTGACGTTAGGATTGTGCTGCTCTATAGGCAGCCGAAGTCGACTGAACCAGAACTCTGCTAAGTGCTCAGCAGTTGGAACAAATGGAACTACTAGCATCTTAAACTGGCCGATGTCTTTTCGCTCAGGTATGAAACTCCATCCTTCGTTGTCGCACGTAGTCCTGACTGCTTCTTCCGTGTTCTTAGACATGAAGATGTTCAGTACAGGATCACGTACCCATAGGCAGAGACCATGATCACAGAAGTCATGGATCTGAGACATCATGAACTGCTTCAGGAATCCGAAGTCTACTACCATCCCAGTTTCAACACCCTTAGTCTGCAGTTTGATAGACCTGACTTCTGCTTCTATCACGTATCGGTGACCATGGAGGTTCCAGCACTTACTGCCATGTGTTGGTACACGATGGCCCATGTCAATTTCAATGGTGCGCCTGATGCTGAACGACATTACGTTTCCTCCGCGTGGGGTGGGGTGGGTGGCTACTGATAGAGCTTCGCCCTCACT